TTATATTATTCCCTCCAAGTTATGGGTGATACACAAGATAAGTCCAGTGCGTACGCTGCATTAGATGAAGGTGATGTTGACGAATACTTGAGTGGGATACTGAATAAACCCGAAATCAAGTGCATAGGTTGTGAAGAATGAACCCTTATGATAAATTATTACACAGGAAAAGAAAGTGGACTCCCGTTAAACCAACAAAGGGAGCCCTCCTTGACGGTAGTGAAGAAGCCATCTACCGTGCTCTGGCAATACGGCATATGGAGTTACCTGTTGGTGCCTTTATTACGGAAACCCTTAGCAAAGAGGTTCCCGAAATTGCTAGAACACTTCTCGTTGACAATGTAAAAGACGAGGAGAGACATGACCTTGCTCTCGGCTACGTTGCTGATGTCCACGGACTAGACGAGAAAGCTGAGAACGAGGCAAAGCTACTACGTGATGCGTGGATAGCTCACCCAGACCATACTATACTCAAAGCATTGGTAGCAGAACGTGCAATATTCTTTGTTATTCTACCTTTCAATAGGTTTTGTGGCGATGCTGCTCTTAGGACAGTATCAGCTGACATCTCCAGAGATGAACAGATCCACGTTGCTTGCAATAGTCTTGTATGTGCTGATCTGGGCTTACGCCCTAGTGCTTCTTTGGATAAACTTAGGAAAGCTACAATTAATTGGATCTTTGAACCCTTAAAAACAAAAGCAACAAACAAACATTTGAACAGAAAATTTTGGACAGATTGTAGTGATCGTCTAATGTATGAGGGAAAAGCTCCCGAACTTTCTGATACTAAGCGAGCACGTATGCCCGCATTTTTTGAACATGCAAACACCAATCTACCACAGTACTCTTGACTGGGGACGTATCGAAAAGATCGTTGATGAACTCGACCAGCAGTTCCCAGACAAGTTTCCAGACCACAACCTATCAGAAAAAGCAATATCTTATAGGGCTGGTCAACTATCAATTATTAGAATATTAAAAAATAAACTTAAAGGAGAATAATTATGTGTGTCGGCCCTATAGCAAACCTTTTCGGAGGCGGTAACAGAGCTCAACCAACCCCACCAACACCTGCACCACCAACCACTCCTCCACCCCCAATGCCTATACAACAGGCTCCTACAGCAATGCCAGAAGCTCCTACTCCTACTCCTATATCAGAGGATGAGACAAAGAGAAAGGCAAAAGTAAGGGCTAAAAAGAGACCTGAGAAAGGTAGAGGACAAAGAGGAACTCAATCTCTAGCCACGAAGAAACCTACATCTGGTGGATTAAAAGGTATTACTACCCCACAAGGTACTAACACTGGTACCAGCGGTGGTGGTGGTGGAGGTTCTTACGGATGAAGAACGCACGGCAACGATACAATGAGTTATCGAGTCACCGTGAACAATTCTTAAATGTTGCTTATCAATGTGCAGAGTTAACTATCCCCACGTTATTAATGAGAAACGAGGGAGATACATTATACAATGACTTTGTTACACCTTGGCAGTCAGTCGGAGCGAAAGGAGTTACCACTTTGAGTTCAAAACTCATGCTAGGTTTACTCCCTCCTTCGACAAGTTTCTTTAAACTACAATTAGACGATTCTAAATTAGGCGTAGAAATACCAGCAGAAGCGAAGAGTGAATTAGATCTCAGCTTTGCAAAAATAGAACGAATGATAATGGAAAGTATAGCTGCCTCTACGGATAGAGTGCAGATTTTTGCTGCCCTAAAACATCTCGTAGTAGCAGGTAATGCTTTGTTATTTATGCACAAGGATGGTATGAAGGTCTATCCATTAAATCGTTATGTAGTTGAAAGGGATGGCAATGGAGAGGTACTTGAGATAGTAACAAAAGAAAGAGTTAGTAAAAAATTATTAGGTCTACCTGAGATAGAGGAAGAGAACAGCCCTAATGATGACTCTAAAGGTGACTATAAAGGAACAAAAGATGTAGATGTGTATACTTGTGTCAAGCTAAGTAACAATGGATGGCGTTGGCATCAAGAAGCTCAAGATAAAATTTTACCTGATAGTGTAGGCAAAGCTCCCAAGGACAAAACCCCCTGGCTACCACTACGTTTTGTCACTGTTGACGGAGAAGATTACGGTCGTTCTAGAGTTGAAGAGTTCCTTGGGGACTTGAAATCTTTAGAGGCATTGATGCAAGCTATCGTTGAAGGTAGTGCAGCTGCAGCTAAAGTTGTGTTTACTGTGTCACCTTCGTCTACAACTAAACCAGCTTCACTAGCTAACGCAGCTAACGGTGCTATTATACAAGGTAGACCTGATGATGTAGGTGTTGTACAAGTAGGTAAAACTGCTGATTTTAACACAGCGTATCAAATGATAAACATGTTAGAGAAAAGATTAGCAGAGGCTTTTCTTGTCCTACAAGTACGTCAGTCAGAACGCACTACAGCAGAAGAAGTTAGAATGACACAGATGGAATTAGAGAGACAGCTGGGTGGACTTTTTAGTTTACTTACAGCAGAGTTTCTTATACCATATCTTAAGCGTAAGATGCACACTCTTACTAGATCAAAACAGATACCTAGCGTACCATCTAATTTAGTTAAACCAACTATTGTAGCAGGTATAAATGCTTTAGGTAGAGGTCAAGACAGAGATTCATTAATACAATTTATAACTACAATTTCTCAAACAATGGGGCCAGAAGCTTTAGCTCAGTATCTTAATGCTGACGAAGCTATAAAACGTCTTGCAGCAGCACAAGGTATAGACATATTAAACCTTGTCAAGAGCATGGAAGAACGTAATGCAGAGCAACAACAGGCTATGCAAGCACAACAGATGCAATCTTTAACTGCCCAAGCAGGTCAGTTAGCTGGAACTCCTATGATGGATCCATCAAAAAATCCAGAAGTCGTTGACGCAGTAAACGCAATGGTATCTGGAGGTACACCACAACCACAATAACTATGGCAGAAACAATCCGCTACGACACTTCCGATGACCCTGTAGTAGCAAATGAAATAGCACAAAAGGAAGCAGAATCTCTTAAGATTGGCGAAGATTTGATGAACAAGCAGGATAAAATGCTTGCTGGTAAATACAAATCTGCTGAAGATTTAGAAACTGCTTACTTAGAGTTGCAAAAAAAGCTAGGTAAATCAGAAGGAACACAACCAACATTAGAAACAGAAACAGAAGGTGAATCAACACCAGCACCAGAAATGTATTCTGATGACGGATCAGTCAACTATGATACAGCAAATGAATTTTATGGCGAACAGCTAGGTAATTTATTTAAGGAAAATAGTATTGACCCGTTTGCAATGAACCAATACTTTGCTGAAAACAATGGTACATTAAGTGATGACATGTACTCTCAGTTAGGTAAAGCAGGTTTAACTAAAGAGATAGTTGATAATTATTTAAAAGGTGTTAGAGCTGAAGTTGGTATAGAAGATGCACAGCCAGTTTTAAATGAAACTGAAATAACCGAAATTAAAAACCTTGCAAATGGTGAAGCAGGTTATGACGCTCTTATGGAATGGGCTGGAAAAAATCTAGATGAAGCATCACAAAAAGAATATGATGCCGTACTTGCAACAGCCAATAAATCAGCCATCAAATTTGCAGTAACAGCACTTATGGGAAAATACGAAGACTCACAAGGACGAGATTCTAATATAGTCACTGGCAAAGAGTCAGCTACTGAAACTTACAGGAGCATGGCAGAGGTTGTCAGAGACATGAACAAACCAGAATACACACAAGACGAAGCGTTCAGAGATGACGTGCTTAGAAAATTATCCGCATCAAACTTAAAAGTATAGGAGACTAATTATGCCAATGGGTAAAGGTACTTACGGTACAACAAAAGGAAGACCACCTAAAAAAGGTAAAGGTTCCAAAGGGACTAAGAAGAAGTAATGGCTAAGAAATGCCCCTGTAAACATGGCAAGAAAAAAAAGCGTAAGTCTAAGTATAGGTAGAGGCGAGAAGTCCCGCAAGGGTGGTCTCACTGCTAAGGGCAGAGCTAAATATAATCGTGCAACTGGCTCCAACCTCAAGGCTCCACAGCCTGGGGGTGGTGCACGTAAGCGTTCCTTCTGTGCTCGCATGAAAGGAAACAAAGGGCCAATGAGAAAGAACGGTAAGCCAACCCGTAAAGCTTTGGCACTACGTAGATGGAAATGCTAACATGGCTAAACGAGGATTATATGCAAACATCCACGCCAAGCGTAAGCGTATCAAAGCTGGCTCTGGCGAGAAGATGAGAAAGGTGGGTTCTAAGGGTGCTCCCACCGCAGCTAACTTTAAACGTTCAGCTAAAACAGCAAAACCTTACAAGAAAAAATGAACAACATTTTCCCCAACGAAACAAAACCAATTATTATGTCACATCATAATCACGACAACGATCAATGGCACGTTGCAGAAGAGACTAACGGTAGACTAGCTATGATAGGCTTCATTGCTGCTCTTGGTTCTTATGTATTTACTGGTCAAATTATTCCAGGAATTTTTTAAATGGCTGCAATTACATTATCGAAACCAAATACTAATTGGCAGGAATTTTGTAAGTGGGTAACAAACACAGATAACCGCCTCTACGTGGGGTGGTTTGGTGTATTAATGATACCTTGCTTATTAACTGCTACAACATGTTTTATACTCGCCTTTATTGCTGCACCTCCTGTTGACATAGACGGAATACGTGAACCAGTAGCTGGCTCTTTACTCTATGGAAACAACATCATATCTGGAGCGGTCGTACCCTCCTCAAACGCAATCGGACTACATTTTTATCCCATCTGGGAAGC